AAATTCAGGATTTTTGCATGATTTTTTAGGGCAAAATGAGGTGATAAAGTGACTAGAGGTAGAAAACCTAATAAGAGACAAATATTATCTCTTAATCCAAACCCAAGACCATCGACTGTGAACCCATCACCTGTTGAATGGGATGTGAACGATCCAAGAATGCCAGACTGGTTAGATGCAATAGGTCAGAAAAAGTGGCACGATCTTCTGACAGGTTTAAAACCAATGGCTATTCTTTCATCAGTCGATGCTGATGCGATTGCAGTCTACTGTGCGATGTATTCCCAAGTGGTTAGGTGCCAGCAACAGATTAATAATTCTGGTGGATTCATTCAGGAGGAAGGCCGACCAAAAAAATCAGATCCTGCAGTAGATCAGCTAACCAGTTTATCAGCCCGACTTTCCACCCTTGGGAAATCTTTGGGGCTATCACCGATGGCCAGATCCAAGATGGTCAGCGATCCTGTGGTTACCCAGGGCAATTGGATCAAGGATTTATGTGGTGTGGATATTGGTGCCAATGGCGATTAAGAAACCCAAGAAAAAACCTGCTGCTGCAGATCCATTGATCATTCCATTTATCGAACGAGCCTTGAAACATCACAAGGGTGAATGGTCAGGGAAGCGTTTCGCTTTGCAGGAATGGCAGAAGGAAATACTGCGTGAAGTGTTTGGGAAAGTGGACAAAGACGGCAACAGGATTATCAGGCAAGTTTATCTTGAGGTTCCAAGGAAAGCAGGCAAGACAACCCTAGCATCAGCCATTGCTCTATGGCTTTTGATAGAAGGTGAACCAGGTGCAGAGATCTACAGTGCAGCAGCTTCTAGAGAGCAAGCACACATCTGTTTTGATTCGGCTAAAAACATGGTGGAAGCTTGCCCACCACTAGCTGCAAAACTGCAACCATTCAAAAATACCATCATCTATCCTGACACGAAATCGTTTTACAAGTCGATTAGTGCGGATGCACACACAGCGCATGGTGGCAACCCTCATGGAATTGTAATTGATGAATTGCATACTCAGAAATCGCGCGAACTTTATGACACCCTGATGACTGGAACACTAGCTAGACGGCAACCATTGTGTGTAATGATTACCACTGCTGGAAGTGATCGAACATCTTTCTGCCACGATATGCACAGTCAGGCTATGAAATGGTTGGATGGAACTATCCAGGACAAAACATTCTATGCAAAGATCTTTGCTGCTGATTTGGATGATGATTGGACCAGTGAGGATACATGGCGCAAAGCTAACCCTGGCTATGGGATCACAGTTAAGCCAGCCTATTTTCATCAGAAGGTTCAGGAATGCAAGGACAACCCAGCACTTGAAGCAGCTTTTCGCAGGGATCATTTGAACCAATGGATTGAAACCGATGTCCGATGGATCAGTCCGTTGAAGTGGGATGAGTGTGAAATAGCAGCACCCGATATGACTGGGAGGGAATGCTGGGCTGGACTGGATCTTTCAGCCACTATGGATCTCACAGCACTGACTTTGTTTTTCCCTAGCACTCATGAAGATGAACCACACTATGTGCTGCCCTTCTACTGGGCACCTGAGGAAGCTGATAAACTGCGGGAGCGACTCAACCGATTTAGAATTGGTCCATGGGTGAAGTCTAAAAAGATCACAGCCACCCTGGGCAATCGGGTGGACTATCGTCAGATCAAACGAGACATCATGCAGTTAGGTGAAATCTACAAAATTCAAGAGATTGCATACGACCCTTGGCACTCTGATCAGATCGTTCATGAACTGTCAGATGATTTCACGATGGTCAAGTTCGGTCAAACCCCAGTAAACCTAAGCCCACCCACAAAAAAACTAGAGGAATGGATTTTATCAAGGCAGATTTCGCATGATGGAAACCCTGTTTTGAGGTGGAATCTAGGCAACATCTCAGTATCTCTTGATGACAATAATAACTACAAGTTGTCGAAAAAGAAAAGTCGTGACAAAATAGACGGGATTATAGCTTTGGTGATGGGATTAGGTCGCTGGATGGTCACCGCAGGGGCAGAAACGCACAATGAAACCACAGGAGCAGGGATAGAATTCCTGTAAAATTATGCCATTTAAAGCCCTCAGATCATTTGTTTCGCAAACAATCGGCAAATGGGGTGGCTACAGTGTCCTAAGTAACTATGGTTCATGGTTCTATAGCTCAACTAGCACCGCAGGCGCACAGGTAAACCAAGCCACCGCACTCACATCATCCGCAGTGTGGTCTGCTGTCAGGCATATTTCGGAAGGTGTTTCAAGCTTACCACTTATCCTTTACAAAAAAGGCGCAGATGGTGCCAGAGTTTGTGCGGAATTTCATCCCCTATACAGAATTTTAAAAGATCGTGCTAACCCTGAAATGTCGTCTATGATCTTTCGGGAAACTCTCATGGGGCATGTGTTGACCTGGGGAAATGGATACGCAGAAATTGAACGAGATCCTGACACCGGCAGAGTGGTTGCACTTTGGCCTTTGCGCCCAGATATCATGGAACCTGTGCGTGATAAAAATGGTGATCTGTTCTATCGCTATGGATCTTTGATCTTTCTCCCTGAGGAAATCTTCCACATCAAAGGTTTGGGTTTTGATGGTGTCAAAGGTTACTCGGTGGTAGCGCAGGCTAGGGATGCAATTGGGCTTTCGATGGCCCTTGAAAACTTTGGCAGTACCTTTTTTGGCAATGGTGCAAAACCTGCAGGGGTCATCTCAGTACCAGGGAAACTATCAGCAGAAGCTTTGCAAAATATGCGGAAGTCTTGGGAGGATATGCACTCATCCCAAAGGAATGCACATCGAGTAGCCATCCTGCAAAATGGCGTTACCTTCCAGAGCATTGGCACTGATCCAGATGATAGCCAGTGGCTAACATCCCGAGCATTTCAACTTCAAGAAATCGCGCGATGGTTTAAAATACCTTCTAGCAAGCTGGGTGATAATGCAAATAAGACCTACAGCAGCTTAGAACAAGACAATTTAGCATTCCTTCAGGAAACCCTGCGACCATGGATGGTTAGGTGGGAACAGGAAATCCAGCATAAGCTGATTTGTGACATGGATTCCATGTACGCAGAACATAATAGCGATGCACTTCTGCGATCTGATTCTGCTGGTAGGGCTGCATTCTATGCCAGTGCTTTGTCTTGGGGATGGCTAAGCCGTAATGAAGTCCGCATGATGGAATCACTTAGCCCATTTGAGGGTGGTGATTCTTACATGACACCCAAAAACATGGACCCAACTTTTGGCCCAGGACAAACACCGGAAGCGGTGGATCAGTCCAAGACACTAGGTCAGATGCCATACGATGAGCCAGGACTAATTCCGATACCAGTTCCACCACCCCAACAAAATACCTTTGGTTTTGCTAAATTGTTGGAAGCTGCCCGAAAACAAATTAGGAAGATTGAATCTCACCACCTTGCAAGGATTTCCAATAAGCCTGGGGAATTTATCCCAGCCTTAGAAAAGTTTCTGGAAGCACATCAGGAAAGGGTGCAAATCATCCTTGAACCTGTGATGGAATTTATTAAGCCTGAATCGGGCGGTGGTGTCCGAGCTGCTGCTGATCACTGTGAAGCATTGAAGGCTGAATGGTTGGATCTTGCTGGATCAGCAACACCAAGGAACCTAAAACTTTTGGCCGATGCTAAATTAGTAAACTGGATCGATACCAAAGCTAACTGGGAGAAAACATCATGGTTAAACTAGAAACGAGATTCACTACGGAATTCCGAGTGGAGCAAGATGGAAAGAAGTTAGTAGGCTATGCTGCTAAGTTCTCACCTAACAGGTCGCAGGATCTCGGTGGATTCATCGAGCAGATCGATTCTAGAGCTTTCAGTCGATCACTGGCACAGGGTGCAGATGTTCGCGCACTTATTAACCATGATCAAAACCTAATCCTAGGAAGGTCCACCAGCGGAACCTTGAATCTTTCAGTTGATTCTGAAGGTCTGCTTGTAGAAATTACCCCACCTGACACCAGCTATGCAAGGGATCTCATGGTCTCGATGAGTAGAGGTGATGTAACCCAGATGAGCTTTGCCTTTGTGACTAAAAAAGATTCATGGGATAAAGAGGGAGATAGTAATATCCGAACCCTGCTTGATGTAGACCTTCATGATGTGTCTGCAGTTACCTACCCTGCCTACTTGAATACTGAAATAGGGCTAAGAAGTTTGTCAAGTTTCTTAGCAGAAAAACAGAATCAGGAATTAGAAATGCAAAGAAGAATCAATCTGGTTAACCTTTTAAAAGTTAAATAATCATGGTTGAGTTAATGCATCCAGACTATTTGATACCTAGTCTATGGATGATACTTATTTTCATGATAGGAGTTATTTTAAATATTTGGGCTATTTATAACGATGATCATCCCGGCTCTGATGATTATTTTTAAGACTAAAATTATATAGGCATATTTAAACTTTATTGATAGCATGGTTTCATTACTCTTTCATGAGGATGGAACCATGGGTCATGCTGTTTTCATTGTGCTGCACTTCCTAGCATTCATGTGCGGATTCTTTGGGTTATTCATCACCATACCCCTGCATGTGATCTATGCAACGATGGCTAATCAGAACCAGGCACCAGCACCACCACAAAACATGGGTCATTTAATTGGATTGTGCATTCGGGTAATTCTAATATTTGTTGCAGGTTTCTTTGTGTTTTTAATATTGGCCCCAGTTTATGTTTACCTGAAAAGTAATATCTCTTGGTTAAGATAACACCCATCCAATCAATCAGCCCCTAGCTAATCCTAGGGGCTTTTTTTATTCCTTAGTTCACGCAAAGCCATTTCCCTGAACTAAGCCACATCCTTAGTTCACTTTGCTGGACTACTGATTTGATCACGAAATCTGTTTCGTTAGCAAACGCATA